AGAAACTGGCCACACTTGATCCCCTGCCAACTCCCCACACCATGTTGTTTGCTCTTAAAGTGTCCACGAAATAGATCAGGAACTGTAGTACACGTATGAATTTCTTTTTCTCAAACAGATCATACTCCATCTGTACCCTCATCTTCTCTTCATCATTTTGGCATTTGTCTAAAAGCCATTGAAGTACATTTATTTGGTAATACTTGTCAGGCATGTGCCAGTTGTCGCAGTTCTCCTTATCAAATTCTGCGGGTGTTGGTCTTTTGGGTGCTGTATTGATCACGGGCAGATCTATGCCTAACTCTTTGAGACTTTCGGAATATTTGTTTATGTTGTCGAAGTACAGTTTTGATATGTCGAAGTGGGGATCCGTGTACAATAACTCAATCACATCCTCTTCCGAGAATATCACATCACCGTGATCATTTATCTTTGTCTTTGCCGCCATCTAACACCTTTGGTTGGAACTCAAATATTTTAGCATGATACTCGTGCTTCTTGTCAACAGGAATCTCTTGATTGTTCCAACTGAAGTGTCCTGTGTAGATGCCTTTGTCGAGTTCTTGATCATATGTTGCCGTGTCTGCCCTCAACCACCATGGATCAAATTTGCTGAACTTGGCTGAGAACCAATCGGGCCTATCTAACAGTATAAGCTCTTTGCTGTCTTTGTCAACCGTGTAGGTAATACCATCTCCCTGCCATGAACTCAATTTAATGTGATTGATAACGATCTTGCTGTCCAGTATGCTGTTGGCCTTGCAGAAACACACCGCGGCCATGATCTGGTCATAGGGTGGTTTTGGTAATTCAATGAATCTGTTTGTCGTACTCTTTTTTAAAGTTTGGTAGAGTGGTTCGTCTCTCCATGTGGTGATGGTGTTTGCGAAAACCTGTTCGAAGAGATTCTTAAGTCTCTCGAAGTAATCTGTCTGCTCCTTAAGGCTGGCAGTGTGTGGTGTCAGTGATACGTTCAGTTTGTATTCATTGGCGAACAGTTCGCCGTCAACGATGATTATACTTTTGAATTTTGTCTTCCAGGTGAATGTGTTTGACATCAAAACTATTTACTAGTCGATGTTGACCAGGTCACCTAGGTCTGGTTCGTTCCTTAACTTCTTGTTGTTCTTGTGCCATGCCTCCAGTCGTCTCTCTCTGATGGCGTTCTGGTATGTGGCGAGTGCGTGTTGCAGTTGTGCCAACAGCTCTGGGTTTCTGCCAAATCTCCTGGCTGTCCCTACCTTACGTGAAAGTTCTTTTATTCTCTTGGAGATGTCCTCATCGCTCATGTTACCTATCTCTTCTTGTAATGGATGGAAGTACATAAGACTCCTTGGTTATTATGCGTACTGTTTGCCGAGCTGGTGCATCAGCACTGTTGTGCCACCATCTGGTGACATGAATTCAAAAAGGAATCTGCCTAGTCCTGTTGTCACCTGGTCTGATGTTCCGTCACTTCCATGTACATTGTCTGCTTTGATCACTGCACTTGGTAAAGTTAGTATTCCTGTTGATGTTGGTTGCACCGTGATGTCTAAAACGATCCTACCTAAATTTCCTGCTGGGAAGTTAAGGAATGCCAAAGTGGTATCTGCTGTGATTGTCAGTGTTTGATAGTGACCATTCTCATGATTCAACGTCACCGATCCACTACCAATCGAACCATGGTTGTAAACGGTTTCACTGTTGTCTTTTAAAACTGCATTTGATATAGTATTTCCATTAAAATTATTAGTAGAGTCTAAATTAGCCTTGTTAGTCTGCATGGACTCAATTTCAGATTTGGCTTCTGTAAAATTATTCTTTATGGAATTGAAATTATCTCTGAAACCCTGTGAACTGTTGTCCTGTCCTGCCTTTGGATATGTTCCGTCTATGTTTCCTGGTACTATGTTACTCGCCATTATTGTATTCCTTTGTCCCTAAATTTGAGATATTTATCGTTGCTTCTCTCCACCTTTATTATTGTGCCTGCTGATGGCACTTCTTTGGTAAATGTGATAGTTGTTTTCTTGGTTGTTGTATCGTGCGTGAGGGTGATACCAAACTCGTGGTCAGCCGATCTAAGTGTTCCGTCTGCTGTCAAATAAGTCGGTTTGATGTTATTGTCTGCCGTGACACCCTGTCCCACGAATACTGTGCTTGTTCCTTCTTTGACAAGTATATCCTCCTCGTGTATAAGTTCATCAACCACAAAACTCGTTGTAGTCCCATCTGCAGTGAATGTTTCTGTGGCAACTTTTGATTTGCTCACAACATATCTGTCTACAGTAAATGCAATATTCTTGAAATTCAATGCTTTCTCTTCTATCCTTTTCTTTACCAATGCGGATTTACCTGGCTTGCAGTAGCAGATAGGCACGGCTGTCACATATCCTAATGGTGCAAGGTCTCCTGCCTGCGTGGTTTTCATCCATAATGGTAGATAGTCCCATTCCTTGTGTCCGAGGCTCTTCATTCTCGATCGCATGTTGGCCACCGCGTTTGGATACACAGTTTCTATGAATCCTAGATCTGCACTCAACTGGTTGGCATATCTCACTTTAGATCCTGATGTGCTGAAAGATAGTCCCCCGTCTGTTGTAATTTCGTAGTCGACATAGTCTGCTGTGGCGTTCATGCTTGATGACCTTGGTCCCAGTAAAGGTTTGGTCACGGCATCTCGCAGTTTTACTGCACTGGACACTGCAACTCCGTCTGCGTTTACCATGTTATCTTTGATTTCTATATAAACCACCTCATATTTTGTTGTTGTTCCCTCTTTGGCCACCGCCGTTTTAATGTTACCGAAGTACAATGTCTTAGGGGCATGGTTTTGTTCCATCTGTTGCTGGAATGCAGTCAATGTCTGTGACTCCAGGCCAGACATCATCAACATGTTGGGTTTGAATTTCATTCCGAAATTTGTATCTTCCGGTCTGAATATGTTGTCCACAGAGTTGATGTTGGGATCCTGTGCTATGCTGTAAAATATGTTCTGGTCAATGAACGACGTGGCGTGTCCAGACATGTTGCCATACTCTGTCTGTGTGTATGGTATGTCGACATTGACTGTGAACTCTTTTGAAGTGGCCGCGGCCTGATATTGGTCACTCACTGTGACAGTAAATGTGTAAGCTCTTGTTGAATCAGTGAAATCACTTGGGTCTATTGTACCAATGAGATTACCTTGCTCAGAGAGTGTGATTCCTGTTGGCAACGATCCAGAGGTAACGGAGTAACTTAGAACACGATCGGCTTGATCAGTGACTGCTTCTATGTGTAAGAGACTTGGCACATCCGCCTTAAGCGTTCCCACTGTAGCCGGGGTTGTAAATGCTATGCCTATATCGAGCTCTCCTATCACTTTCATAGTGAACTGTTGATCTGTGAATACGTTTATACCTGTTGAGACCACTCTGTTGGCTCGTACTGTGAACGTGTAATCAGTCTCTACCGCCGACTGTCTGGCCAACTGTCCGTACAGTTCACCTGAGTTGATGTCTATGGAAACTCCTGCGGGCAATGAACCAGACTGTATGGAGTACTCTAGATCACCCTGTAGCGGATCAAAATCCTCCACGTCTATTTTAACAACCAATGCGTTGTCGTGTCTGAATGTTCCTAGGTCTGACCCAGTCCTGAATACCGGTCTCCTGTTGGCACTGAGATCCATCGTGAGTGGTGAATCATTTATTTCTGTAGCATCTATTGTGATTGCTGTGTTCGAAACCCTCCAGAAGTCTGCACTGTATACGAGTATGGAATTGTTCTGTTCAACGAAACTTGTGCCGTCAGACACCCTGATGATGAAGTCAAAATTTTTGCTTATGCTTTTTGTTGTGACAGTCCTATCGAAAGTGCCATCAAATTTATCCTCGTTACCACTTCCGTCGTATCCTCCACGCTCTCCAAATCTTTGATCATCTGTGAGTTGTACGACTCCACTTATCAAACCTGATTTGCTCATGGTCACACCTGGTGGCAGTGAGCCTTTAACAATCTCATACACAAGTGTTTGTCCCGCCCTGGTGTCTGTGTCAGTGGCCTGCATCTGTAGAGAAACACTTGAACCGTCTATGACCCAATACAATCCAACACTGGTCGAATCGTCCAGTTGCAGTTGTCCGGAAGCAGTCGTGAAAGTTGGAGTGTCCGCACCTTGTACGTCTAATGAAAAAGTCCTGTCTGTGATAGCGGTACCGGCCGTGGCTCGCACGACGAAGGTGTAAAGAGTTCTTTTGGCAACCTCAGCCGGAGTACCTGTCAAGAGCCCGTCTGTGGTTACCTGCATTCCTGCGGGTAGGCTCCCTGCTATCACGGAGTAAGTGATGGCCGTTGAATCGCTTGTATTCGCCTCCAATTGGAGAGAATACGCGACTTGCTCGTCTATGGTTGCAATTTTACCTGCCGTGGTTGTCCACACTGGTGTTGCCATTACTGTACTCCTTACACGGGTATTTATTGGCGATTACCGGCTATTATTCTGTGTACGAATCCAGTGTTCCAGGTGCTGTCTGAGGTTCTCCCGTGCGGTCTTGTCCTGTTCACGTCGTATTGCCTCCTCCAAGCGTTTGATCTCGGAATGTGCTGACTTGCGCCTGTTGTGGTCGTTTCTGTGTTTCCTCATTGTTCCTTGTTAAGGATATGCTATGATCTATTAAGATTCGTCGTAGAACGGAATAACTCTCATTGTACCGGCGATCTTGATCTTGATATAGCCTGTTGGCGTACCTGGCAATGCCGATGCACCTCCCGCCGATCCCACAGTTGATTGTGTGGCCGTGTTAAGATCCACAACTCCAGTACCCTGTGTGCTGATTGAAATGTCACCATCTGATGTATCATTCTGTAAAGCATCTGCTCTTACAGTTGTGGCCTCCATCAACGTGAAGTTTGCCTCAGCGGCAGTAAGTTTAACATTGGTACCGCCAACCGCAACGTTCTGTCCTGCGGCAGGTGATAGTGTGATACCGCCTGATGTCGCTGATACTGTGTTGCCGTCCAATCTCAAGTTGTCAACATTAAGTTGTCCTGTTGTGGTCTGTGTTCCTGCGTGAGTGATTGGTCCTGTTAGTACGATAGCACCTGTTCCAGCCGGATCGATCGCAATGTCTCCGTTTGTGTCAGAAGTGATAGTACCGTCTGCGATAATATTCAAATCACCAACTGCAAAAGTTCCTGTGGTCAATGATCCTGACACAGTTGTGTTACCTGTCGTGGCAACGTCCGCCGTGTTCAATGTTCCTACCACTGTGGTGTTTGGTATGATTCTGACCTGTCCTGTTCCTGATGCGTCCAGTTCTAAGTTCGCATTCGAGGCGTTGGTAGTGATTGTGTTGTCAGCCATTGAAATACTATCAACGGTCACTGTTCCTGTCATTGTGGCCGCGTTGATTGTAGGTGCTGTTAGAACTTTATTTGTTAAAGTTTGAGATCCTGTGAGTGTGGTAACGGTTCCGTCAATTGCCGTTGTGACTGTGTTTCCTGTCGCACTTGTGGTTATACCAGTGCCTCCAGAGAACTGCATCACTTCTGAATCGAGATCAATTGAATTGGTAGTCGAGTCGTCTGCTGTGAAATCTAGATCTGCGGCTGTTACCTGTGCATCAACATACGCTTTGATAGATTGTTGTGTTGCCAAAGCAGTTGCTGAATCTGATCCCATGGCATCTTCGTCTAGTATACCTGTTACAGTTGCACCCGACGCCAGTGCCAATGATGTGCTCAAAGTTGTGGCACCTGTGATCGTTGCCGCACCCGCCACATTCAACGTGCCTGTTGTCTGTATGTTTTCTGCTATTGTGATCTGTGTCGAATCGTCAGAACTCATTGTTGTGCCAACGAATTTCATCGCACCCAGTTTGATGCTACCTGTGCCATTTGGAGTAACAGTGATGTCACCGTTGGTGACCCCTGTTGTGATTGCGAACGTGTTCACATCTAGATTCGCGTCCAGTGTGTTGATGTCGTTGTCACTTCCGTAAAGTTCTACGAAGTTGTCGTTTATCTTGTCAAATGCTGTTCTTAGCGGATCTCCCGTGCCGTCGTTTGCACTTGATCCGATGTTGATGTTTTGTCTAGCCATACTTTATGTTAATCCTTTTTGTTATGGGTATTTATCGTAGATTCTATAAACCTAATGTAATTATTATAGGTCTATTATGACTCTCTGGAATTTGAACACGGTGCTGTCGTTGGTTATATTCGTCGCCAACAATCTCACGTTTCCGTCATCAATATCCGCTGTGAATGTGCATAATGGATCAGTGTAAGAACCGGTGTTTCCAAACACGGTAACGTAGGCCTCCGTGGTGCTGTCAGCACTTGGTCCGTGTACCAGCGTGGCCTCCACCATCTCGAACCTGCTGTTGGTGGCGTCTGATATGGAGATGTAGTACTTGGCACTCCTGTACGAAGCACTGGACCAACTGTCTATGACGGTAGTGGCAGATGTGGCCACAGTTGCGGTGTTGTCACCGATCTCTGAGTGGTTCAATGTGGATGGACTTGCAATGGTCACGAATCCTATGTTGCCAGCACCGTCCGTCTTCAGCACCTGGTCCGCTGAACCGTCTGACGTTGGGAAACTGAAACCGCTGATGGACACCGTGCCCGTGCCATTGCCTGAAAGTTCTAGATCGGCGTTGGAGGCATTTGACGAGATCGTGTTGTCTGTTATGGTCACACCATCGATGGTCATTCCGCTGGTGGTTGCCAATGTTGTGAATGTCGCCGCCACCGGTGTGGTCGCACCGATCACGGTGTTGTCGATGGCACCACTGTTGATGTCCGCTTTGGACATAACTACTGACCCTGTTCCACTCGCTGAAAGCACTAGGTCTGAGTTGGATTGCGTGGTCGTGATCGTGTTGTCCGTTATGTTGACATTAGAATCTATTGTCAGGTTGCTGATGTTCACTGTTCCGGTACCGCCCGGTGTGAGGTTCAGGTCAGCGTTTGAGCTTGTTGCTATAATATTGTCGTTGAACGTGATGTTGTCTATGGTGGTCGTGCCCGCCAACCCCGTGGTTCCTGTGACGTTCAATGTTGAAAGTGTGGCAAGTCCACCCACATCCAGTGTTCCTGTTGTTGTGATGTTCTCGTTGCCGAAACTGATGTCGCCGGATGAGTCTGTGATCGACCCGTTTGCCAGTGTTAGGTTACCTATGGTGGATCCTGTTCCTGCACTCACTGTTCCGGTTGTGGTAAGGTTTTCATTACCAAAACTGATGTCTCCAGATGAGTCCGTTATGGATCCATTGGCCAGTGTCAGGTTACCTATCGTGGATCCTGTGCTGGCATTGAGCGTGCCAACGGTTGCTGTGCCCGTGACACTAGCAGTTCCATCTACAATTAAATTCTCGTTGATGTTTATCGCTGTTGAGTCATCGGATGATAGGCTCGTGCCTGATATCTTGATTGCACCAAACACAACGGATCCCGTGCCATTAGGCAGTAAATTTATGTTTTCATTTGATCTCGTGCCTTCGATGTTGTTGTCATTTATCCTGATGGCTGGGAAGGCCACGGCACCAGTGCCTGAAGGTGAGAACACCAGGTCCTCGTTTGATCTTGTGGCGGATATCTCATTCCCGCTGAAATCAAGGTCACCACCTGTGAGTGGAGATAGGTACAGTTCCGTGAACATGTCGTTCACTTTCTGCATGGCGGATCTCAGAGTATCACCTGTTCCGTCGTTTGCGTTTGAACCTACATTTAATGTTTGTTGTGCCATGTTATACTTTTATCACCCTTTTCACGAATTTTATTACTTGGTTGTTAGTGTTATTTACTGTTCCTAGCAACCTAACGTTGCCGCCCGATATGTCCGCACTCAACACTATTGATTCATATGCCGTTGATCCATCTCCCTGACCGTTGCCTACACGTGCAAAAGAACTGACATAGGCGTTGGTCCCGTCGTGTGTGACGTTGGCCTCCACCAATGCGTACCTGTCCGCCGTGCTGTCTGACATCTGTATCAGGTATTTCACACTCCTGTGTGTTGACGCACTGAATGAATCTATGGTCTGTGTCGAGGAGTCACCTGTTATGGTGGCCGTGCCGTCCGCTATGTTTGATTCCACGTACAGAATTGAGAAGGTGACCAGTGAGAGGTTCTTGGATGCATCCGTCTTTATGAATTGTCCCGCCGCATATGAGTTTGGCCAACTGAAACCATTTATTGAAACGTTGCCTGATCCACTGGCATTGATCTCGAGGTCAGTGTCGGCGGTGTTGACCGTGATCTCGTTGTCCTTTATGTTGAGCTGTCCTGCATTTAACTGTGTGTTTGTGAAGGACACCGTAGTGAAGGTTCCAGCGGCCGGTGTGGCGGCGCCTATCACTGTGTTGTCGATGGTGCCTGAATCTAGATCGATGTTTGAAATCTGTGTGGAGCCAGTGCCATTGCCTGACAACACCAGGTCGTCATTGGATCTGGTGACCTTGATCACGTTGTCTGTGAGGTTGATGCTAGAGTCTATGGTGAGATTGCTGACATTGACTACCCCCGTGCCTCCTGGGGTAAGGTTGAGGTCCGCATTGGAACTGGTTCCTATGATGTTGTCGTTGAACGTGAGGTTGTCCACCGTGGTTGTTCCGGCAAATGAAGATGCACCGGATACTGTGAGGCTACCCAGTGTTGTTACTCCTGCATTAAAATTTCCAGTGGTGGTTATGTTCTCGTTGCCGAAACTGATGTCGCCGGATGAGTCCGTTATGGATCCATCGGCCAGTGTTAGGTTCCCGAATGATGATCCTGTGGCCACTGCCAGTGTTCCTGTTGTGGTGATGTTCTCATCACCGAAACTGATGTCACCAGATGAGTCCGTTATGGATCCATTGGCCAGTGTTAGATTCCCGATCGTGGATCCTGACTGAGCACCCATGGTGCTGGACACCACTACGTTTCCGGTGGTTGTGAGATCACCGTCCACTATTAAATTTTCATTGATGTTTATCGCCGTGGAGTCACTGGCCGTGATCGATGTGCCTGAAAATCCAATGCCGTCTATGACCAACTGTCCCGACCCGTTTGGTATGAATTTCAAATCATCATTGGATCTTGTGCCCTCGATGTTGTTGTCGTTGATACGTATCGCTGGAAACAGTACGCTACCTGTCCCTGAGGGTTTTAAAACTATGTCCGCGTTGGACTCGGTTGAGCTAATCTCGTTCTGATTGAAGCCCAGCGTGGTTGCGACCAACGGATCTGCGTACAACTCCGTGAAGTTGTTGTTGATCTTGATGCCCGCACCCCGGATGGTATCGCCTGTGCCATCATCTGCTATTGCACCGATGTTGATTACTTCCTGGGTCATGTTAGATACTCGCTAGTGTGATCTTTTTCCATATCACTGTTGAACCATCATAGTTCGCAGTGCATACATATAAATTTGTTGCGTCCCAACTGATTGAACCTGCCACGTCACCCGTGTTTCCCACGGCAGTCGCCGTTTTCGTGGTCTTGATCACAAGCCTATCTGCTTCTATCTGTACCTGTCCTGTGCCGTTTGGATCCAGTATTATGTTTCCGTTTGTGTCAGCACTCAATAGGGTGTTGCCCGACATCTGTAAGTCACCGGCCAACTCAGCGAAATTGCTGTTGACCTTGGTCATAGCGGTACGTAAAGTATCGCCCGTCGCTGGATTTCCTGCTGTTCCTGTGTCTATCGTTAATCTTGCCATAATGTGTTATTCGTATTTATTAAATAGTAATATGTTCATAGAAACCCTAAAGACGATGAAGTTGTACAAGAGGGAGAGCAAACTGGGTACCATGCACAACTATCACAGGAAGAAACTCATCTATGTTTTCAAGTGTGATTCATGTTCTGAGGTATTCATGAGGCCCAAGAGCAAGGTTGATCCTGAACGTGCGTCAAACGACTACAAACACGTGTGTAGTAAATGTGATTCCAAGAAATTCGCCCAATCAGTGGGTGTCAAGATGCGTCGGGTTTATCAGTTGGACGCCAGTAGTACCAAGACCCTATAACTGTTTCCATCGGATGTCATCACGCGATCCCGATATCCATCTCTGCAGGTCGGCGTAGAT